GGAGCAGCGTAGACTGCCGTGCGCATCTGTCCCCAGGTATAGGCCGTACCGCTAAAAGCCTGCGTACCGCCGACCGTGATATAATCCAACGTCAGCGAAGGCAGGGGCATCAGGCACGGGCGAAGAAGTATTTCGCGGTAGCGCTTCCGACTTTAATGCGGTCAGACCACTGGGAACCGCAGGTCAGCTGAGTGATGGTAATCGGCTTTGGCGGGGTAGCCGCCGGGTCTTGGTAGGCCACAGCCAGAAGGAAGAAAGCCGAGTCATCCGTGGCTGCTTGCTCGATGCTGTTTGAGACGACACGCGGATAAAGGATGTCGGTCTGATCGGTGACCGGGTAAAGAGTCGGCGGGGTCGAGTAGTCTGCCGAAACCTTTAGATAGATATACGAGTACCCTGTGACTGCGTCGAAGTTGAAGGTCGTCGTCGGGGTCGGGACATAGTCAAGGCGCTGGGTCGCAACGGCAGTGATGCCGATCTGCGGGATGACTGAGTTGACCATGCCAGCAAGAGCGATGAACTTGTAATCTGTGGTGACCGATGCGTCGATAATGTTAAAGGGGCAGGTCGCCGCCCCGTCATTGGTCGGCCACGGGTCACCAATGTCGAGCGAGATGCCAGACGAGGATGAAATAAAACGATAGCCGACTCCGGGTTGCATGATTAGGCGGTGGGGTAGACCGCGGCGACGTAGCCGTCACGGTTGTAGCGGATCTCGTAGTTGACTTTGCGAAGCAATGCAAAGTCCTCGACGTTGACTTGAGCCAGGAGCAGCTGATTGCGTGAGCCAGTGGCCGTCACGAAAGAGGTGCCCATGTAGGACGGCAGCATGGCAATACTAGCAAAGGTGCCGGTAGCGCTGGTTTTACCGACCAGTAAGACAAGTGCCTTGGCTGTGGCGTCAACGGTAGTGTAAAAGAAGCCTGAGAAGGAAGTCTGCGGGGCAAGGTAGTTGGTCTTGCCGTAGTAAAGCGGAGAGGCTGGGTCTTTAAACCCTAGGAACTTGCCACCTGTGGCCTTTGTAAAGTGAGCGCCATTCAATCCTTTAAACTCATTTGTTTCAATGGTCGAAGCGGTGAAGGGTGTCGGGCCTGCAATGCCGGTGCTGGCCGTAAAAAAGTTCTCGTGCGTGCTGATGTGCTCGGAGGTAAGACCACGAGTCACGCCGACTTGAGGAATGGTAAGTGTGCTATCGACGCCGCCAGATCCAATGCCTGCGTAGTCAACCGTGTAAGTTGAAAGGCCGAGAGCATCTACGCTGGTATTAGCCTTGTGGACTTTGCAGAAAGTAAATCCAGATACCGGGCACGCTTGTCCGCGAGCAAGAAAGGCGCTGGAGCCAGTCGTGTCTTCCTTGTAGACAAGCGTGGCAGTCACGAGGCCAAAGCCGTCGGACTGGAACTTTGCTCCAGGCTGGAGCATTGCGGTTGCTAAGGCGTTTCCGTTGTCGATGCGTGCCATGGTTATTTAGAGTCTTTGGTAAAGTCGGTTTGAGTGTCGGTGCCCTTGGAGGCGATCTGCTGGAGCAGCGCGGTCTGCTTCTGGGCTTCTTCAAGCTGGGCGTTCATGGCTTCCATGACCGGGTTAGCGCCTACGCCGACGACGTTGGAGAAGCCTTCGGGGCCTTTGAAGGGGCTGTCTTTCTTGGCTTCTAAGCGCTCCCAAGTTGCGGGTTTTTCTTAGCGTCTTCGGCGATAAGTTTTTGCACCCTGTCCTGCATGGCCTTGTCCTCGGAAGCTTCACTAGGGCCAATCTTGTTGGTGCCAAGTTTCCGCTGCTCATCGGCAAACTCAAAGAGCATTGTGCGGCCACGCGGATCAGTTGTTAAGAAGCTCTTGGTCACATCTTCTCGGGTGGTCTTGGCTTCCTCGACAGTTTCCTTAGCCTTCTTTTCGTTGTTACGTTTGTTGGCGTAGTACTTGTCCTCGGCTGACATGAGCTCGTTGGTGCCGGCAATGGCGGCCTGATTAGCGTCCTCATGCTTCTTGCGGTTATCGTCAATGAGTTTGCCGATGTAATTCATGGCGATGCCAAGCAAAGCCAAAGGGCCTAGGAACGAAAGGAACACGTCCTTGAACGCCATGCTGAACTTCTTCTGGATGTCCTCGACCTGCTTGCCGAAGCCGACCGTGGCGCTCTTCGCCCGGTCCATCGCCTGCGGGACGTCTGATGTGGTCTTAATGTTGACTGTCAGTTCTTGGGCCATGTCAGGGGGTTTCCTTTGCAGGATTGGAAGCGGCAGCCGCCGCGTCTTTGGCTTCTTCCTCGGCCATGAAGGCTTCTTCCTCGGGCGACATGATCGCCACGTCCGCACCCTTGGAGATAGCCAGGGCAGAGTTTAGCCAGATGGCCTGACACTCCGGCATCTCCCATGCGCGCTTCTCGTCGATGCCGTTGGTGATGAGGTTAGCGACGATGGACAGCGGCCACGGTACGCCCTTGCTTCCTCCGCTGCTCTTCTTGGCCGTCTGCTCCCAGAACTTCGGCCAGTCTTGGACTAGGATATAGCCGGAGAAGGCTTCGAGCATGGCCTCGAACTTGGCAGGTCGGCGAGAGAGGTGAAGCATCCGCAGCTGATCGCGCCAGCCCAGTTCGCCCAGGGGTTCTTCAGCGCACACTTGGCAGGCAAAGATAAGGTCGGCAGGCGTGATGCCGCGAGAGCCGGTGACCAGGGGAGAGTCGAAGGCCATAAGCCGCACCCGGTACTTGAGGCACCAAGGGTAAAGAGTTCGACCCAGAAACCTCGGAAGAGGCGCTGGGTCTATCATGGCAGCGAGGAACCGTTTGTCCATGCCGCCTAGTGTAGCCCACTTGGGGCTAAGTCAATTAAGGCGTGATGCCTTCGTAATCGATGGCCGTCACTGAGACCTGGGTAAAGCCCTTGTTAGAGCCGGTCTCTTTTACAGAAGTCACCGTGCCAGCAAAGGATACCGAGGCCGAGCCCGAGGGATAGGCGGTCTGGGCGTTGAGCGTAAAGCTGAGAGCAGCTCCGAGGACCGGCATCGTGGAGGTCTTGCAGATGCCTTCGATGGTAATCTCGGACTTACGATCGTCGAGGCGGTGGGTCTTAGTCAGCCCGTCTTCGTTGACCACCGTGGCCTCGGAGTTGAACGAGGAAGACAGGCTGTAGGACTGCACAAAGAGGTTCGTGACAGTGCCCGCAACACCGTAGAGGCAGGTCGTTCCGTTAGAGATGGCGGCCATTTGTAATTGCAGGGTTTGGTAACCTTACGCGGGGAAGACGGCCAGCAGGTCGAAGGTGAACGAGGTCGCCCAGGAGCGCTCGTCGATACCCTCGTCTTCGGACTGCATGGTAACGTCATAGCAGGACGCGTCGCCCCCAGAGGTGAAGGCCGCCTTGATGGAGACCAGGTCGCGCATATTGCCGGATAGGGCAGCGCAGCGCAGGCGGTGATCGGCGAGGGTCGTGTCGTCGGCGTTCGAGAACAGGGTGATGCGGACGGAGCAGCTGAAGTTGCCTTCGCCTTCGGGGAGGTCGGACGGTGCCCGGGCGGCTTCGCAAAGGACCACGGCCTTGGGTAAGGTCTGCGTGGCGTTGTTGTCCCCGGTCAGGAAGGACACGGTGGTCAGCCCAGTCTGGGTCGAGAGGTAAGTCGCGACGGTAGACTCGACGATATGACGGATGCTCTTCGTTCCCATTGTACCATTGCCCGCTTTGGTAGGGAAAGGGGCTTGACGGACGGGGCAAGGGGTGCCTTACTCGGGTCGTTCCACCAATGCTTTGCCAACAGGACCCAGTCTTAGCCGCCTTCTTCGCCATGTTTGAGGATGCGGTTCCGCGTCAGCCAAAGGCCCGCACGCCCAAGGCCCGTCACGGCGCTATGCTTGCCCGCCTGTATGCTGGCGAGACGCCCGCTTCCTATGTCTGCGAGCCCAAGGTCGACGGCCTGCGCGTCCTGATCACTGCGGACCTGTCCACCCGCACCGTCCGCTTTGAGACCCGCAACGGCAACCCGATGCCATCCCTCGACCATCTGGCCGATGAGGTGCTCGACCTCCTGGCTGGCAAGGACGGCGTCTGGTCGCTCGATGGCGAGGCCGTGTCCGGCAAGTCGTTCTTTACCTCGGTCGGTGCCCTCCGCTCTGACCGCTCTGCCGACGATGCCCGCGTCTGGCTGTTCGACCTGCCCTCCGTGGATGGCGATTACAGCACCCGCCGTGCCTCGCTGGAGGCTTTGTTTGCTCAGTCCTACCCTACCTCCCTCCTGCTTATTCCCAGCGTCTCCTGCACTCCAGAGGAAGCCTTTGTCCGCTTTACATCCGAGGGCTTCGAGGGTGCCATGGTCAAGGACACCGCCGCCCCCTACGCCCACGGCATCCGCTCCAGGGCTTGGCTCAAGGTCAAGGACGCCGACACTACTGACGCCGAGATAGTGGACGTGGTCGAAGGCACGGGCAAGTGCGCTGGGATGGCGGGCCACATCGTCGTGCGCTGCGGACGTCGCCTAGTCAGCGTCGGCACCGGCATGGACAACGCCACCCGCTCCGCCCTGCTCGCTGACCGCTCTCAGCTCATCGGCCAGACCGCCGAGGTAGACTTTCAGATGAAGACCCCACAAGGCTCCCTGCGTCACCCGGTCTTTGTGCGAGTGCGCGGGGACAAGTGATCAGAGTCCCATCTTTTGCTTGGTACGGGCGATGTATTTATTCAGGTCGGACTCCATCTGCTTAACTCGGTTGCCCAGGGCTAAGGCCATTGTGTCTGCGTTTACTGCAATAGAGTTAATATTGCCGATAAAGTTCTGGATGGTTACCTGTGCGTTCTTGTCAGTGTAAGAACTAGTGGCCTGACCCTGTCCGCCGTGACGGGCAATCCATCCAGCGTTCCGCAAGCCAGCGCCAAAGCGACCGCTGGCGACATTGGCACGGAGGGGCTTCGGAATCATGTTAAGCGCACGAAGCCAGCCGGCCTTGGTGCGACCGACGGCGGCCTGACGCTCCTTGATGTACGCGTCGAGCTCTTGCTTAGACTCCACCATAAGTCGCGGTTCACCGATACGCTGGTCTCTACCGATGCGACCACCGAACTTTGCTTTGACGCGGTTGTGATGCGTCCGAAGGTCTTTAGCATACTCGACGCCGTACTCATTCTGCGAGACAGGGACGCGGGCGAGGTAGTTCTTAGCCTTCAGGAACGCCCGGTCATAGTTCTGGTCGTTCAGGATTTTCGTCATGATCGGCGAGATGCGGAGAGTCTCAATGCGAGACTTCTTGATAATCTTATCGAAGAGCGCCCGATTGTTGCTCTGGGTTGCGTAGGCTAGGTTCTGAAAGATAATGCCCTTCTGGCTGTTGATGTTGCGGTCGCCTACCGCAATAAAGATTTTACGGATGTCCCCGGCTACGGCGCCTTCGCCGGCGGCCTTGGCCTCCTTCGACAATCCTTGGCCTCCGCCCTTGGGCATCCCTGGCGTAAAGGTCGCCATGTCGGCGCAGATAAGCATGGCCTGTTTTGCAACCATGCTTTGAGCGTCCATGCCAATTTCCTTGGCTACCCTTGTCAGCTGCGCGTTAAACTCGGACAGCGACTTAGGCGGGATGCTAACCTTGACCACGGCGGTTACTGGTTATCGTCGATGACGACGAGCGTGATCCATGCCGACCCGGGCTTGTGCGTCTGGGTCGTGATGCGGACGGTCTTCCCGCCGGCGACAATCTTCTTCCCCTGGCCTAGGCTGGCGATGGGGACACCTGCCGACAGTAGGGCCGCCGATGAGCCATTAGAGCCGTCTGGGAGCGTCCATGCGGCCGTTACAGCAGGCATCCTGACCGAGTACTGGGTCCGCTCCATATACCCCCCTGCTTCGAGGACGGTCATTACGGCGGGGTCGGAGATAAGGCACTGAAAGGTGATGGCTCCAGAGTTGGCGGTTCCGGCCACGCCGAAGTCCGCAATCATCTCTTTGGCGTCAGCGAGAAAGTCAGCGTAGAGGCTCATCCTATCAATGCCCCGTTTGGGAACTAGGCACAAAAAAGGGGCCCCTTTCTGAGCCCTTTAAGTTCGTAGCCTTGGCCGCTATTAGGCGGTCTTGAGGCGGACGAGGGAGGTCGAGCGACCGACAGCAGCGCCGAAGAGCAGCGTGGCGGTGACGTTCAGGAAGCCAGACTGCTCCATG